GGTGAGCGTGCCGACAGTGGTTACTGTTTCGTCTTGATCGATGCGGTAGATCGTGTTCCCGCCGACCACGAAGATGGCTTCGTCGAAGGTTCCCGGCTGCGAATAGACCGCGCGGATGGGCGTGGTGGCCATCGTCAGCCACTTGCGCAGTGCCGGGCGGGTCAGGAGGGCGACTTGATCCTCCTGCTCCTGGGGGCATTGCTCGAAGAAGCGATTGAGCAGCCGAATGTCGGGAGTCTGAGCTACCGACCGCGAGAAGTCGCTAGTTCCGAGAGGGATCCTCATTATGCCCTCCCGTAGAGAGCCGCGTCGGTCCCCAGAGTGAAGCCGCCCTGGTTAAGCAGCCCGAGCGAACCCATGTCCTGCTGCTGGCGTGGCTTGCGGTAGCGGGCTCGGATCTGACTGCGCGAACGCTGGAGCGCAGCCTGGCTTTCGGGCGTGAGGTTGCGGCCGTGGCGCGGGTTGAGCCTCAGAGCAAGCGAGACGATGAAATAGTCGTCGAACTCGATCGGCAGCGGCATTTCGTCGGCTGCGACGAGATCCGTAATCCGCGTCCAGTCCGCCGTGTCACCGCGATACATCCATTGCGCGTAGAAGTTGTCGGTATCGATGGTTTCGGACGTATCGAGTTCAATGGTCCGTCCGTTGCCATTGATGGTGAGGTTGTTGGTTGAGAAGTTCCCGGCGACATCCACGACTGCGAAACGCTGACCTTCGTAGGGGTTGGGGTCGAGTGACACGGTGAGGGCCGCAGAGAGATTGAGCGCTAGCCGCGCATCGCGAGGCACCCACGGACTGAGGCAGGAGGATTGGTCGTAGGTTCCGCCAACGGTGATGTCGCGCAGCTCGGAGCCAGCCTCCAGACCGATGGTGGACTGCACGAGCGAGTTCAGAAGGTCGAGCCCTTCCGTTTGCTCGTTGGTCGTGGGCGTGGCGCCAATCGAGATCAGATTGCTCTCTCGATACGCGCGCTGGATGATTTCAGAGGCGAGCGCCATTCATCAGCTCACCCGATAGGTGACGAACGTGTTGGCCGCCGTCTTGCGGCAGCGGAACCGCGCGGAGGTGCCGATGGCCACTACAGCAGCGCCGACATAGGTGTGGCCGGTGCCTGCGGTCATGGTGACAGCGCCAGATGACGAGCCGAGGTTGATGACGCAGAACTCGAAGCTCTCACCGACCTTGGCGAGACCGCCAGCGAAACCCGCATCGGTCAGCGTCCCGGTCGGGAGCGTAAGCGCGACCGCACTAGCCGAGGTGGCCGTGACGATGCGCGTCAGAAGCTCGGCAACCGTCAGCGTGGCATCGCCCGTCTTGGCGGTCGGCGTGGGCTGTGAGCCCGCCGTCGAGCCGCCCACGGTGCGCCATCCGGCCTCGCCGCCGATACCGACGTTCATAATGCCAGTGTCAGTCTCGAAGTAGAGCTGGCACATGCCGGACGGACAATCCGGAATAGTGGGCTTGTTTGCCGCCGTGTCCGCCCGAACCGCGCCTGCGAGAAGTGAGAATGCCATGTGGTGAAGTCCTTCAAGAAAGGACCGGGAGGCCGGAGCCCCCCGGCCACATGGTTACGAGCCGCTGATTTCCGCGCCCATGAGAGGATCGAGGTTCTGAGCGCCGAACAGGCAGTCCCAGCGGTGAACGTGGGCGCCGGTCGAGATGTCGGACCCTCTCCAGTAACGGATCGAAATACCCGTCTCGGGATCGGTGGCGAAGCTCGATTCCCCGGTAAACGGCGTCTGGAGCCTGGCGCTGACCAGCGTGATCGCCGACTTGTGCCACGCGGCACGCATCCGGCGAGACGTGGAGAGCGGGCCAAGGTGGGTGACTGCCGCACCATCAACCGCCGCCGCGCTGCAAGTCGCAAACGCAGTGTTGGCCGCCGTCGAAACACCGTCCGAGGTACCCGGAACGATAATCGGTGGCGAGATGATGAGATCGACATCGCCGCCAGAATCCGTGGTGATCGCGGTGCCGAGGGCAGAGCCATTCGCAACCGTGCCGGAGGCCGTCGAAGCGCCGCCGAGCACCGTGAACACCTGGAGATACGGCAGCGCCGTCTGGCTGCGCCAATCGTAGGCATAAACGCCGTCGATCGTCAGCTTCTCGCCGACCTTGATCGTCTTGCCGGAGGCCTGGCCGTCGATGTGGATGGTCTGCACCATCGTTGATTTCACATCGCGGTAGTTGACCGACAGCGTGCCGTTATCGACCAGCGAGGTCGAGGCCGAGACGCGGGTGCCGCTGGCAATGCTCGGGCACTGCTGCGTGGCGTAGGCGTCGATCTCGGACATCATCGGGACGCGAGCGCGCTGCAAGGCGGCCTTGTTCACGTCATCGATGTTGCCGCCAATCAACGAACCGCGGATCTTCTCGGCGTCGTTGAAGAGGATCGTCGAAACGAGATCGCTGTTGGGAACGCCAAGGTCCATCAGCCGGGTGTGGACGCGGTTGAACTGTGCCGGCGAAGCAATGCCGAGGTTGGCATCGGCCGCGAACTCCGCGTTCGTCGCCCAATCGGTCGTGGTGTCACCGATGTAGCTGGAGAACTTGGCAACCTGCTTCTGAAGATGCGCGTCGATCTGGTGAGCCAGCGTCGAAGCCGCCGACTTCATCGTCTCGTTCTTCATCAGCTGGTTGTAAGACTCGACATACTCGATATCGCCGACCGAGATGTGGACCTTGGCGTACTGATCGACTGCGACGTCAACCTTGCCGGTCACGATGTCTTGGGCAGCGAGAGCCGCCGACATTGCCGAAGAGTCGTTGGGGGCGAAGCGAGGCGGACGCTTGACGGAGACGGTTAGGCCGTTCTCGTCGGTTACCTTGTCCTCGAACTTGCCGTTTACGAGCTTGCCGGTGACGAGCTGGTTCTTCGCGAGAAGCAGCATCGTGTTCGCATATTCCTGCGCATTGAGAAATTGATTGGCCATGTTGAAAGCGTTCCCCGCCCAAGAGTGATGGTGAGAGCGCCGTCGAGGGCGATCTGCGGGGCGCGGTGAGCGGGAAGCGCTGCCCAGCTTGTGCGCGGATGCGGTTGGTCATCCCGTGAGACCTTCCGCCGCGTATTTGATGCTTATGCCATAGTTTTGGGGCTATCGACGTTCCCGAAAGCGAGCCCGCCATTTTTCACGGAACCTCTCGCCAATTCACGCATTTACGCTTCGAGGGCTAAGCGGGGCGATCATTACGCTTGCCCTCGACGGTGAGATGCAAGCCGTCTCGGCACTGGCGCCGATTGAAAGAGAAGCGCTGGCTGCTCGGTAAACAAGCCTCCTCCGCCGAAGTAGGTCCGCTGCCCGGCACCCCCCGCCCCAGCAGCATCAGGCACGAAACGGCGGAGGGGCTTTTCTATTCGTCCTTGATCGCGTCATCAGCGAACACGCGCAGCTTGGGCTTGTCCGGCGCTTTCTGGCCCTTGACCGTCGTGCCGTCGGGCCAAGTCACCGTCCACGACCCGCCGTATCTGGCCCACGCCTCGTCAAATGTCTTTGGCGTTGTCACCGTCGCCCGTTCACCTTGGCCTCGAAGGCGGCAAAGTCGGTGGTGTCGCCGCCGACCTCGAACTTGCCCGAGCCGCCGCGCACCTGATGCTTGGGCGGTTCCGGTGCCTTGGTCACCTTGCGTTCGATGTTGTCGTTCGGCGCAGCAGCCTCAAACCGCGCTTCCATGCGCCCGAACCGCCTTGCGGCCTCAAGCGGATCGGTCTGCGCCAGCTTGTTGAGTTCCGCCGCCTCCTTGGGATTGGAGGCGAGGTGATAGGCGATGTCGGCGCCCTGGTCTGAGGCTGAAATGGCAATTGCGAGGATCGGCCCGCACTCCCAATCGCCAGCGGCGGCAGATTCGAGCACCACCTCGTTGAAGTCGGGATATTTCTCGACGGCCTTGGCGGCCTTCTCTTCCCATTGCTTGTTGAGGTTGGCCGCTGCCTCTGCGGACTGTGCCTCACGCGCCTTTTCCTGCTCCTTCGCCTCGCGCTCGGCGAGCTTCACCTCGACCTTATATTCCATCATGTCGGCGAGATATTCGGGATCGGCCTCGCCGAACTCATATTTCGCGTCATTCGGATCGGGCTTGGCGAGCGTCGTGGTGGGTG